TCAGGCCGATTTAGGCACAGACGCGGCCTTGCCGGTCTTGATGGCCAGTCCGGCGCTGTTCAGCTCAACCACGGTGATGATCTTGCCNGCGGCGGCTTCGATCCCGGTGGTGCCGGAAGTAAAGGTCGTGTAGCCAATCACTTTCTGGCCGTTCTTCACGGTGTAATCGCCTATCTTGTAGGCCAGGGTGGTGCCGGTGGCCTCGGCGCCGGTTACGGTCAGCACGGTCTTGCCATCGCTGGTAGCGTGCGCGGCGGCGGTCACGCCCAGTACGCCGATGTCAATATTGGCGTAGTCGGTCGGGAAGGTGCTGCTGGTAGTGGCGTCAACGTTGGCAAAGTTCACGATCACGAAAGCCTCCCCGAATACCGGCAGGCCGTCATAGCGGCTGTAGCCCTTGAAGGTGGTCTGGTTTTGCACAAACTTGTAGTGCTCTGACGCTTCCAGGCTGGAGCCCTCGCGCTCCGCCAGCAGGTACGCTGAGCCATAACCGCCGATGATGGTGTTGTCACCCACCAGCTCGCTCACCACGATTTCGCCGCCGACAATGGGCATCTGGTTGTTGACGCCCGCCAGCAGTGCCGCTGCCGCGTCAAAGGCCAGCGCCTTGGTCATCAGCTTGATGTGGGTGGCCCTGTTCACCACCCAGAAGGCCTTGCCGTCGGTGTAGTCGGGCTTGGCCACGCCCAAAGCGGCGATGAGCGACGCGTAGAAGGCGGCGCCCGTTGAGCCGTCGATGTTCAGCTTCTTGATGTTGGATGTGTGCAGGTCGGTCCAGGTGGGCGCCTTGCTCCCCCATCCGGCGGGCTGGGAAGACTGCGCAAGGCGGGTGGCGATGCCCACGGGCATCTTGCTGCCTGTGCCAAACAGGATGGCTCTGTCAACACCCTTGCCGATGGCCTTGACCAATTGCGTCATAACTTCTGAAGCCAGCGCGAAATCGCTGTCCTTCAAAAAGTTGTTGTGAACGTAGATCACGCCGCCCACCATGTAGCCGTCTACCTCTACCTGGTTGAAGGTCATGCCCAGCTCATTCAGCTCGCCCTCGGCCTCCATCCAGATGCCTTCAGGCGCCGCGCCCACAATGTTCTGCCTGGCGGTGCCGGGAACGCGCTTGAGCGAAACAAACTTGATCAGCTTGCTGTACTCTTCCAGGTTGTTGCGCAGCGGCTCCAGCACGATGTCAGGCACCAATAGGGAAGCGTTTGATACTCCGCGCTCCTTGATGGAGCGGATATCGCTCAGGAAAGTTTTCACGCGCTCATCCGCCATGAAGGCGTCGCGCTGTTCCATGGTCATGCCGAAAAATTTGGTGCGGTTTTGCATAAAGGGTTCTTCCTTTCTTTCTAATGTTTTGGTTGGGTTTGCCGGGGGTCTTGCCGCCCGCGCGTTCAGTTCGTCAAGCTCGCTCTGAAGCTTCTCGATTTCCTCGTTCAGCCTGGTCTTTTCGGCCTCGTGTTTTTCCTGCTCCTCCGAAAGGGCCTTTGAGTTTTCCTCATGCGAGGCGATTTCCGCTTCCACGGCGGCCTTGTCCTCTTCGCTGGTCTCGGTGGTCACTTCCTCCAGGGCAGCCGCCAGCTCCTCTTCCCTGGTGTCAAGCGCGGTTTTGCGCTCTAAAAAACCCGCGTCCAGTCCGCGGGCTTCCTCCAGCTTTTTCTTTGCCTCCGCGATTTTGCGGGTCAAAAGCAGTTGTTTAAGCATTCCTTAACCTCTCTTTCATCAGGGCGCGCCAGGCGTCAACCTGCCGCTGTCTGATTTGTTCGTACTGCGCTTTCCGCGCTGAAATACTGGTGTCTTTGTAGGCGGGGAAGGTGACGCAAGATACCTCGTACAGCTTCACCTTCTTGATGGTCCAGTGCACGGACCCATCCTCGCGGATGTCGGTTTCTTCTTGCAGGATATCAAAGCCGAAGCTGGCCTGGCTCACGTCTCCCCGCTGCACCCTGGCGTACAGGTTCATGGCGTCCGTATCGTTTTCGTTGATATCGATGTCCGCCCAAAGCCCCCTTGAATCCACCTTCAGGTCCAGCGTCCCCGCCTTGTTTCGTCCAAGCACCAGCCTTGTTTCATGGTCGATCAGCGCCCGGATGTCATCGCCCAGCGTTTCGTCAAAGGCGTGCGGGTCAATGCTTTCCGTCGCTCCCGGCCACAGCTCGTAGATATCGCCAAAAACAGCGAAATAGCCGTCTATGACCTTCCTGCCGTCCGTTTCAGCCGCCCGGAACTCCGTCTGCCTCATCCGGGTCTGCCTTTGGTCTCTTTTAATCCTCATCACCCCCTATCAGCTTTTTTTGTTTGCCAAGTTTGTCGATTGGCAAATAGTTTTCAAGAAGAACAATCTCTTCCATGTCGTCCCGCGGGCTCATGCCCACCCAGTCGCGCCATTCGTTTCGGGTCATCGCCGCCCTGTCCACCATTGAAGCCCCTGCCTCCACCATTTCGGAAATGTCGTAGGCGTACAGACTGCGTGGGTTAAACCGGAAATAACGGTCAGGCGCGTACAGCAGTTTACGCGTTAATTCCTGCTGGATGGCCTGGGCCAGCGGCATAATGCCGTGATTGATGAAAGCGTTGTACTCATTTTTGTTATACTCGCCCACGCCCACCAGGAAGGCAGGCACCCTGAAGATGGCGGCCGCCGTGCGCTTGTCTAACTCCAAATTTCGCGCAATCGCTAAATCATTCAATGTCAATGGCTTCACCTGCTCAACAGAGAAGGCTTCAGCCGGGATAAACCAGGGCTGCCCGTTTTCAGAGCTGTCCAGGTACTGGGCCGCCAGTTTTTTGCGGCCTTCCAGGCTCGCGAATTCTTCCGTTAGCCCGTCTACTTTCACAATGACGCTGGGCGCCGGGCTTTCAAGCAGGGCCTGCTTGGTGGCCCCCGCCTGTTTCAGTCCCCGCGCCACGTCTCTGAGCACCGCGCGGTAGCCCGTTCCCATCCACGGATTGTTTGGGTCCGGTTTAATCACAAAGTGCAACACCTCATCGGGGCTGTAAACCTGCCCCCTGTACCTGATCCGGTAGCTGCCGCCGCTTTTTTCAAAGGCCACGGCGCTTGGCTCAAAGGGCTCCAGGTTTTCAAGCAGCCCGCCTTCGTACCGGGGGAAGGTCACTTGGTTGCCCTCGCCTTCCAATAGCAGCACCCGCACGATATGGCCGACAAAGGTCTTCCGCGTCATCAGCTTGTTGGGCCGAACATCCAGTTTCGCGGCCAGGGCGTCACGAATCCTTACGTCACCATTCTTGGTGTTCTGCATCAGGTGCAGCGTCATGGAGCTGATGAGATCAGCGTACACGTCCACGCACATCTGCACCTCGGGACAGTCGGCAAGACGGGTATATCCGCTGCCTATCAGCACCTCAAAGGCCTTGGTCGATACATACCAGCTACTCAGGTCGCCGCGTTTTTTGTCAGCCGCGGGCTTCTTTTGGGGAGCGTCCCGGCTCCTGATGTCCCGTTTTACAGGTCCTTGAATTGTCTTACTCATCTAACCACTTCCTCGCGCTCTGCGATTTTTCCTTGTCTTCCAGCATCCGTATCGCCCCGAACACCGCGCAGTCAAACACGTCAATGCGCAGGTGCTCATCGGCCTTCTTATATTCCACCGCGTCATCGGTCTTTTCAATGGCGCGCACGTTTCCCACGCAGTATTCAAAAGCCGTGCTGCCAAGGTAATAGAATTTCTTGTTCTTGGCCTTGACCTCGATGCGCCGGAAGCCTTCGTTTTTCTTGTAGTGATACTGCGGCTGGTCCACTACCGTGAACCCCGCCCGCTTCATGCCTATGAAGTATTCCCGGTTGAATTTCCGGTCATGGCCAATCTGCCGGATTTTAAAGCCGCGCTTCCGCATGTCCTTGTACCATTTCACCACGTCGGCGTGATTGGTGGTGGGCGCGTTGGTCATGGTCAGGTGTCCTTCATCCTGCCAGCCGAACAGCGGAATCTTGTCTTCATCCGCTTTCTGCGTGGCCGCCACGATGGGGAACCATTCATGGGTGATCACGATGTCAATGTCCTTGTACTCACCGTACAGGGCCGCCGCCGTCAGGTCGTGCATCTTGGATAAGTCCGTGCCACCGTACCAGTTGATGTTCAGCTCTTTCAGCCTCTTGAGCGCCTGCTCGCGCCAGGCCTTCAGCGCCTTTTCCCCCGCCAGGTACGGAGGGTTGGGCGGGATGCCCAGGACTTCCCCCGCTTCCCGGTTGGAGTTTTGGAACTCGGCCAGGTTAAAGTAGGCCCGCATGCTGGACACAAACACGTTTAATGACCGTGTGATAAAGTCCTTGCGCATGATGGGGTTGTTCTGCGCCAGCAGCGCCTCCCGCTCCATCTCCTTGGGCCGGATGGTCACCCCATAGTTGGGGTTAGCCTTCTGGTGCTGGATGGGGTCCAAATAATCAACGTCCCCATCCTCGCTTCTGTCGGCCATGCACAAAAAAGCAAACAGGCTTTCATCCCGCACCTGCCCCCTGACCACGCTCTGGCAGTATTCCAGGTGCTTGGCGCAAAAGCCCGCCGCGTCATCCCCGGCGGTGGAAATGCCGATCACAAGCTTGTTGGTATAGGCCTTGGTCGCTTCCTTCAACCGGTTGTATTCCTCCGGGCTCTTATAGGCATGAACCTCATCGGCGATAACCACGTTGCAGTTAAAGCTGTCATGCGCTCCGGCGTTTCCGGCCAGCGCCTCCATGTGTACGCTGCCGCCGTCGAAATTGTTGTGAGAAATCGAGTGCTCCATGTTGTTGTTCAGGTACCGCCAGCCATCCGCCTTGGCCTCATTCAGGCTGTCATACCAGGAATTTGTCAGGTTGTAGTCCCAGTTGTCAAAGGTTTCCATGGCCTGCTTTAAAACCATGGCCACCACATACACTTTTGCCCCCGATGCCCGCTCCAATAACCCCAGCCCCCAGGCCAGCGCCGACACGAATAACGTTTTGGAATTTTTCCTGGGCACAAAGATAAACGCCTCTTTAACCACCCGCTCCTGGGTACCCGGATAGTAAAAGCACAGCATCCCGTACACGCAGAATTTTTCCCAGGGCTCCAGCAAGAAAGGCTTGCCCCGCATGGGCGTTCCGTCAATGGCCTCTCCCT